CTTGCTAATTGACGACCAAGAATCTCACCACCAATACCACCTGCCATTGCTCCAATAAAGGATCCTGGTCCAGGTAATGCTGCACTACCTATTGCTGTACCAGCAGCAGTTCCTAAAACACCACCTAATGCACCAAGTATTGCGTTTCCTGGAGATGCTCCTAAACCAATTTCTATTGCTGCTGTCAATGCACCTATCAGTGCATCAAGTCCAGGTACTCTAAATGTCTTCCTAGCATTTTTTATCATCTTCAATGCTGGTTTTGCTTTCTTACCAGCACCTACAACTAAACTTTTTATCAATTTGCCAGGATTCTTCATATTCTTCAAACCCTTTAGCTTCTTGAGTTCAGGAGCTTTCTTCATCAAATCATCTGCTTTACCTAGAACACCTTCTTTGATCTTTCCAAATAATGCTAATGGATTTAGTCCTTGCAACATTTTTCCAAGATTACCAAAAGCACCTTTAAGACCACCCCATATATTACCTAAGAATCCTCCAAGACCTTTTGCTTTACCTGCAACATTACTTGCAACACCTCTACCAAGATTACCACCTCTAGCAGCCAATCCTTTTGCACCTTGTACAAGACCACCACCACCTTCTTGAGCAATCTTTACTGCTTGACCTTCTGATAATGAACCACTCAATACAGCAGCTCTATTCATTTTAGAAACACCTGATGCTCTCATGTTACCCATAACATTAGATGCTCTATCTGCACCAAGCATTCTAACTGCTTGACCAGCAGGATTTCTAGCAGTTACAGAACCAGGTTTGATAACACTACCCATTCTGTTTACACCAGATGATGCTCCTGGTGCTCTAAACAGACCAGAGGATCTTGCTAATCCACCACCTCTACCAGTCTGAGAAGCAAATCTTCTACCAATACTAAGTCCACGACCTCTACCACCACCAAGCATGTCACCCAATCCACCACCTTGGTTGACAACATATACATGCATTGGGTTTGCACGTGTTCCTAAATCTCTACCTGCTCTTCCACCTCTGCCTCCCATAAAGAGACCTTTTATTCCATGTCTCCTTACATTACCAAGTGTATCAAATATATTTCTAATATCAGAAGCAAATCCTCTTGGATTTCTTAGTAGACGTGAACCAATTTTTATTGCACCAACACCAGCAATAAGCTGAAGTACACCAGATAGACCTTTTAGATTTAGATTTAACTTACCTTGGTCATTGAATATCTTACCTAATGCACTACTAAAGAATTTGATTCCCCATGCTGTTATGGTTCCAAGTACCTTGAAAGTTGTACCTATAATCCTACCCATTCCATTGAGAACTCTTGTAGGTATAGCACTAACAGCATCCATGATGGCTTTGATACCAGTCATGAATCCTTTCATAACAGTTCCAACAAAATTGGACTGAGTTAGTTTCCTTAGAGCAGCAAATGAAAGAAAAGCACCAGCAATATTAGCAATACCACCAAGAATACCAAGAGAACTCAATAAAGACTTCAATCCCCCAGTTGCTTCCTTACCAACCTTACCTATACCACCAACAGCCTTTCCAGCAATATTTCTAGCACGTTCTATTCTTTCTTCTTTTAGTCTCCTTTGCTCTGCTTTACGATAGGCAGTATCTGCCTTCATCCTCTCTTTCAAGGTATTATTGATCTGTTTAATACCGTTATCAATATTCTTGATACTCACCAATGCCATACTAAATTGCTTACCATTCTTACCTTCAAACAATCCACTGGTGACTTTGAAATCAGCACCAATTTTTTTATTTCCACCACCCATCGCATTACCCATGTTCACTTTACCAGTGGGATGGATATTGATGACTGCGGAGGTAAGGTCTATAGTCTTAGCCATTTAGTGCCTTTTGTTCTTGGATCTTTTTATTTTGTTCTTTCAGAAAATCTGCTAACATTGTCACATACACATCTCTTTCCCAAGGAAGCATATTTTCAATCTCAGTCAGAGACCATTTATGATGCTGTATCATTGAAAAAGTGGTCTCATAATATGACTCAAGAGATATGTAACCCATAATTAGGCGAAAAAATCACCCAATCCCTGTAATGTAATCTCACTTTCTTTGCCAGATTCAGGATTAGTTACCGTCAATTTATGTTGTAGTTTAGGCATAGTCTCAAAGAAGGATTGTATCTTCTTGAATTGATCAGAAGTCATAGAGTCTAAGAAATCTTTTAGTTCTTTCTTAGTACAATCTTTTGATTCATGTACCTCTTCTCCACTAACAATTTTATCTATACATCTAATAACAATATCAAATGGATCTTGATCCTTCCCTTGGAAATTAGACTCAATGAATGCGTCCATACTAGGATACTTCATATAGAGTGTAACATCATTTCCAAGATCAACTTCATTAGAATGACCTTCAGGAAAGAATACTTCTACATTTTCTACGTTTACGGATGTATTGATTTGTACTTTTTCATCATCTGGAGCAGGAATAGTTAAATCAATAACTTCTCCTACCGACTTACCTCTAATATTGAGGAATAAGTATTCAATATCAAAAGATGGTAATTGATCAATTTTGATTGATTTAGTTACAATACAATTTTTAATGATATCTTTGATTGCGTTAGCAATGTCCTTTTCATTTTCTGACTCCGATGCAAGCATCAAAACCTTTTCTTCTTTTACAAGAAATGGTCTGTAACGAACTGTTTTTCCATTCGAAGGAAGAGTCAACTCATAATTCGGAGCTGCAAGTTTTGGTAAAGGCATAATTTAATATTATATGTAATGTTATTTATTAGGGTTTATTTAGAAGATTTCAAAGTCACCACCATCTCCGCCACCACCATCATCGACAGATGTACCACTACTACCACTACCACCATCACCACCACTACCACCATCTTGAGCAGAAGCCATAGCTTTAGCAGCTTTACCTCCTAATGCTTTGCCCCAATTCGTAGCAACATGTGAAAAATTCTGTCCTGTAGGGAATGTAGAAGCTCCTGTTACCCCTTGACCATCTTCACGATCTTTATCTCTAACTCCTCTACCTACAGGAACAACTGATCCAGCTACTTGCTCATCAGAGAAACCACCATATGTATTCTGATATGTCTCATAGGTAAAATTGACTGTAAATTCTAACGTACTATTATTTGCACCAGAAGACATGGATAAATCCGATACATTAACTGGGAATGCATTATATACATTAGTTATTAATGAAACTTCTCCATCCCTTTCAAGTTTCTTGAGGATTATTTTAGGATCAATATAGTTATTATAATAATTTACTCTTATATCTTTTCTTGCTGTATGACCCCAACCTGATCTAGGAGTGCATTCATCTATCCATTGATTATAAAGATCATGAACTGCCATATCAGCAGTCAATGTATAAGTCATTTGAAACTCATTAAACATTACACTTGTAATGTATTTTCTAGTAACACCAACTGCACGATCTCCACGAATGTTACCAGTAGTATAAGCTCTTCCTGGAAAAATGATATTAGTTATCAACAGTTTAGAATGATCATTCAATTCTCTGACTCGATTTATACCAAAAAGACCAGCCCAACCTGGAGCACCACCTATTCCTCCACCAGAAAAGATTGCTTCATATCTATTTGCGGAAGCTGGTCCTGATGACATCAACCTCCTTACAGATTCGTGTACGCCCATCTAAATAATAACTAGGGTATCAATATTATTTAGCATTGGCATATAAAGGAAAGTATCAACCCATTCATTATAAAAAATACAAAGGTGATCCCACCAATGTAATATATCGTTCATTATGGGAACGAAAGTTTATGGTATGGTGTGATAAAAATCCTTTAGTGCTTGAATGGGGTTCAGAAGAACTATATATTCCTTACCGTTCTCCTAAAGATGGTAGAATTCATCGTTATTTTCCAGACTTCTATATGAAACTGAAGAATAATCAAGGTGCTATTACCAGATATATTATAGAAATAAAACCTAGGTATCAAGTAGTAGGTCCTAAGAAAGACAAAATAAGACGAACCAAAAGATATCTTGAAGAACAAAGGACTTTTGCCATAAATAAAGCTAAGTGGAAAGCTGCTGAAAGTTACTGTGCTAATCGGCAACTGCAATTCAAAATACTCACAGAAAAAGAACTAGGCATAAAATAGATGTCAAGACAAACCCACTCCAGAAGAAGAGCTGCCCATCATAGAAGGGTTAGACTTGAAAGAGAAGCAGCTCGTGAAGCTAAACTCGAAGCGGCTAAAGAACGTGCTGAATTTGGTAAAACTGAAAGTCCTCAAACAGTTGTAAAAAGTGAAAACGATCAAGTAAAAACTATTTCAAGAGTAAATAAAGAATCTGCACGTGGTAGTGGACCAGGTGGTGCTCCTTCATGGAGAATCCAACAAAGTAATAAAGCAAAAGGATTTATAAAAAGTCAAACATCTGGAACTCTGAAGTATCCAAACGATATACTTACAAATACTACAGATTATATGATGATTGATGTACATGAATTCCAACCTGCTATGGAAGCTGGTTTAGGTAGTGGTGCTGGTGGTGCAGGTGCAAAACTAGGATCAATGATATTCTATATGCCAAGTAATCTTGGATCTAATTATAGTCAACAATGGTCTCAAGTTGATTTATCTCCTAATGCCAGAATGATTAT